TCTAGTACCAGGCCATTTATGCTCAACTGTATATTTTGATGAATCAATGGGTTCAGGCAAAGTGTTAATATAACTGGACGTTGCCCACCAAATATTACCACTGACAGTTAATTTAGAAATATCTTTAACACCTACTAGATCAATACTATTGTTTTCTAATATATCAACACATTTTTTCCATCGGTCAACGGAATAGTAATCTAAAATTTGGCGCCAGCAATTATTAGTAATACTGGAATGTCCTATACCTTTACTATGAGTATACAATACAAGAGTACTATCATCTAATAAACAACGATCATATAAGAATTTTAAAGTTTGTCCTTCATATATATTATTAGGTTCTGAAGTATCACGTATATCAAGAATGTTGATAAAAGGATATCTAGTATTAATATATGATTTTATATCTTTTCCAAAATTACCAAAATCTAAATATATTGGCATAGTAATGCACATATTAACTTTAGCAATATTAACTAACCCTGAAGAGCGCAATCGGGCAACATGATCGTCTATCCACCAAGTGGATAATGCTCGCCTCTCATCTGGAGGAATATATAAATGATAAAAAATTTCAATGTTCATACAATAATATTATAATATATTATAATTTATCGTATATAAAATTGTGATTAGCCTATAATGAATGTAAGCGGGGTCCCGCCATCTTTGTAGTTCACTAGATCTAATTCTAGTGTTTCAATTTCAGCCTTACCTTCAGTTTTTAATGCTGTGCCATTTAATGAAGTACCGCCGGTTGGGCTAGCAATTTGATTAAATTTTTCACGAGCTTCACCTAACATTAGTTTAGCGGTAGCTAATGAATAATCTTTTAACCATTGATTAGCAAATGGGTCTTGCAATAAATTAAAATCTGGTCTATAGTTAAACAACCATAGCATTATTTCTTCTTCACCTCGGGGACGTTGGAATAATGTTAGTTTTTTGGTAGTTTTATTGAATGTAAAATTAATATCACTACCAAACATCTTACCTACTTGTTTTTGGTAACTAGCAAATGCATAATATGTGGCTAAACCGCCCATGTTTGAACTTGCTAACAGATAAGTATTTGCATATGCAAGATTGAACGGTTCGGTGATCGAACCTCCCATACCTCCACCACTTCTACTGCCAATATTACGTCTGTAAATTTGTCGAACATTAGTAATTTCTTGCGGTAATATATAATCGTTTTGATCTTCGACCATGGTTAAAAAACCAAAACTTTCTTCTACAGCATTACTACTACGCTGGCGGAATTTGTTTAATGCTCGATCAATAGCAATATTATAATGGGCAGGATCTAATTCTATATCGATCATACCATCACCTAGCATAAGTTTGCAGTAATCTATTACTTTTTGGCGTTCGTTTTCATTCTCTGTCATACTGATATTTATCTAAAAAATATTGTTCAGTACTATTGATAACTTGATTTATATAGTCTGTTTTAGATTTTAAGTCCTGATAAATTTTTTGATTATATGTTACCATTTCTTGCCATTTATTGAAATATTTTGATTTGTCTGAATATATCCAACTAATTAATGTTTGATGAAATATATCAAATCTTTGAAAAGGATCTATGATGCTATCATATTCTATATCTAAAAAGTCAACCACAAATCCCCAACTTTGTAATTTAGCCATTAATCCAGGCTGTCCTAACACCATAAGTGGATGTCCGATTGCTAATGGTCTAAGTGATTTTTCTGTGATAAATAATCCGTTTTCACTAAAGAATGTTTCAGTGCTAATAGTAAGTAAAGAATTTAAAAAAATATTAAAATTTAAGGTATTGCCAAGACTAGATAGTGTCATATCTTCTATATCGACTATTTTAGGATAATTTTCTCGTAATAAAAGTCGATATGTAACTTCATGGCAATTAACATGTGTGGGAAACATAGTATGATATTGTTCTCGATTAAAAAAGGTGCCGCCTGATACTATACCAGTTGATAATATATTATTTTTTGCTAACATGTATAAATGATCAGTTCTATGGGGCCGGTGGGACCGGTTAAGACTATTAAACAAATAGTCAGCATCTTTATTAAAAATTGGAGTATTTAACTTATCCCAATTAACTCCCCACTCTAATCCCTGAAGAAACTCTATCCATGGAATTTGGTTATTTGTTTGACACCAATCTATATATTCTTGATTACAGTTAAGATTACCAGTAACTATTAAAATACTATATTTAGGTAAAGCAAGTTGATGTATTGAGTCTGTTAAGGATTGAAATGAATCTGCAACTTCGTTAATAAAACTATCTCCTTCTATAGTTGATAGAATTAATATTCTTAGTTTTTGTTCTTTAACGCCTGTAATTACATGGGAAGGAATATGATCAATAATATTAATAGACTCAGGAACATAATCTAACTTATTAGCCCATTGATGGGTATGAGTACTGACTTCTATAGGCCACAATCCGGGTTCGGAATAATCAGAACTAATTACACTTGTTATTGGTAAGAGTTTAGAAATTAAACGGTCTTGCGGTCTTACTGATTTAATTTGTGCAATATGGCTTAAATTAACTTCTAATGTATGATCAAAGTATGCTTTCATTAAAACCTCTAAAATTTAATAACAATATTTACCTGATAAATAATACTATGCCAAGACTTTCCCTATACCGTCCTGAAAAGGGCAACGATTTTAGATTTTTAGACCGTGCCATTAATGAACAATTTCAGGTCGGTGGCACTGATGTATATCTGCACAAATATCTTGGTGTAGTAAATCCACTTGAGGGTGAAAGTTCTCCAAGTAAACCAGCTAATGTTAGTGAGCAAGGAGTATTAGGAATACAAGATGTATTGTTCATGGAAAATCGTGATCGACATTACGACCCTGATGTTTATGTCATTAGAGGAATTTATACACTAAGTGATTTAGATTTTAATCTAAGTCAATTTGGGTTGTTTTTAAACAATGACAATATTATGATAACCTTTCATCTTCGAGGCACATTTGATTCTATAGGTAGAAAAATTGTAGCCGGTGATGTTATTGAACTTCCGCATCAAAAGGACGAATATGCCTTGGACGAAGATGCATTAGTTGCATTAAAAAGATTTTATGTTGTATCCGAAGTAACTAGACCGGCTAACGGGTATAGTCAAACATGGTATCCACATTTACTTCGTGCAAAATGCAGCCCATTAGTTGATACACAAGAATTTAAAGAAATTCTTGATAGTGATAGTGGCGCAGGCGATAATAGCACATTGCGAGATTTGTTATCAACTTATCAACAGAACATAGACATTAATGATCAAGTTATAGCACAGGCAAGAGAAGACGCAAAACTTAGCGGGTACGACACCAGACAATTTTATGTAATACCAACAGCAGAAGGCGGATTGTCCCAACTTTCTGATGTGTCAAGTGATTTAATTGACATAAGTTCTACATTAACTAATTCTAGTGCTGTGTTAGTAAGCCCTACTAAAAATTATTATGTTGGATATTTGACAGGAGATGGCATTCCACCGGATGGTGTACCGTATAGTTTTGGCATTTCATTCCCACTATCTGCTATAAACGGTCAATTCTTTTTAAGAACAGATTACTTACCTAATAGACTATTTAGATATGATGGTAAACATTGGATTAAATATGAAGATAACGTAAGGATGACCACTAGTACGTTAGGTGAAACTCAAACTAATGATCCATTATTAGTACGTAGAAAATTAAAAGCAAGTTTTGTTAATAATACAACAACTTCAACTATAGGTGGTCAAGTTGTTCAAGAACGCCAAGCACTAAGTCAGGTATTAAAACCTAAAGCAGATAACTAATATGTACATTTATAAGTTTACTCATCTAGAGACTAATAGATGCTATATAGGTCAAACAATACAGAACCCTAATCAACGGCGATTAGAACACATTGCAGATAGTCGATATACAACAAGAGTATATCATTTTCATAATGCTATAAGAAAATACGGAATAGATGCATTTTCATTTGAAGTTATTGCAGAGGCTAATTCTTTAGAGGAATTAAATATTCTTGAAGAAAAATATGTAGAAGAATTTGATTCTATTAATAATGGATTTAATATTAGACAAGCCGGCGGCAACAAATTGCATTCGGAAGAAAGTAAAAAAAGAATGAGCGATGCTCAAAAAACAGCACATGCCAGAAGAAAAATCCAAGGAACAGATACCTGGAAAAGAAAAGACGGCGGCCCTATGAAGGGAAAGTCCCATCCAAATAAGGGTGGAACTTCTGCTAATAAGGGTAAAAAATTAGGCATGACTTGGGAAGAAATATACGGACCAGAAATTGCTAATGCAAGAAAATCAGTAATGGCTGAGAGAGCACTTGCTCGTAAACAACTTAAGGAGGCTTCGGTTTAACACCGTTGTACTAAATCGGATTATTTTTATGATGGGCAAGTACGCAGATACGTGACCCAGTTTATTCAAATTTTAAGCAACTTTGCTTACAAAGATGCCAAGGGACAGTTGGTTCGTGTACCTGTTCGATACGGAGATATGACTAGACAAGTTGGGCAACTACTTAAAAAGAACAGCGAAAATACCATACCAAGTGCGCCATTTATTGCATGTTATATTAAAGATTTGCAATATGACTTAACTAGACTGCAAGATCCTACATTTATTAGTAAAGTAAACATCAGAGAAAGAGCATTTGATGAAACTACTCAAGAATACTTATCAACCCAAGGAAATAATTATACTATTGAACGTATAATGCCAAGCCCATATAAAATATCATTTTGTGCAGATATATGGTCAACTAATACTGAACAAAAATTACAAATTTGGGAGCAATTGGTTGTATTCTTTAATCCAAGTTTTGAAATACAAACTACCGATAATTATGTTGACTGGACTAGTTTAAGTAGCATAACTTTAGATAATCAAGTTTGGACTAGTAGAACCATACCACAGGGTGCAGCGGAAGATATTGATATAATGACAATAAATTTTCATGCACCTATATGGATCACGCCACCAGCTAAAGTTAAAAAATTAGGAATTATTACAAAAATTATTTCTAATATATTTTCTCAAACTGCACAAGGTACAATTGCTTCAAAATATAGTGATAAAGATGCAACTGATATGTTTGCTGACATAAGTCCAGATACAACCGTTACTGTTACACCTGGAAATTTTGACTTATTGGTACTTAATAACACAGCACGACTAATACATGCTAACGGTTTAAACGATGGGCTTGATCTAGGAAATCCGACTAATTCAGCAGCATGGGCATCAATATTAGATATGTATCCTGGACAATTTAGAGCAGGACTAAGTCAACTAAGATTTACTCAAGCAGCAGGTAATGATATTATTGCGTATATTAGCCTAAATCCAACCGATGAAAAATCAATGATTTTAAGTATGGATCAAGATACAGTACCTACTAATACTGTAGTAGCTGGTAGAGGTACAGTAGATGCAGTTATCAATCCCGAGACGTATATACCGCATAATTTAGTAGTTGGAACCCGATATTTAATATTAGAAGATATCAATATTAATACATTATATGGTACTGCTGGATACGACGGGCCAGAAGCCTGGAAGAATGCAGATACATCTGATTTTCAAGCACATGCAAATGACATTATAGCATGGAACGGGTCTCAATGGAATGTAATACTCGATTCTACCACTAATAAGACAATAACTTATATAACTAACTCATATACAGGAACACAATACAAGTGGACAACTTCCTGGAGTAAAAGTTATGAGGGAATTTATTCAGCAAGTTTATGGCGATTGCTTCTTTAAATCAAATTGTGTGTAGTGGAGGATTATTTCTCGCAAAAGAAACTGGCAGATTTTTGTTTTTGTTACGTACACAAGGTAAAACTGCAGGAACATGGGGATTTGTTGGTGGAAGAAAAGAACCCAATGATATTACACCATACGATGCATTAACTAGGGAAATACATGAAGAAGTAGGTAAAACGCCTACTATTAAAAAAATAATTCCATTAGAGTTATTTGTTAGTAACGATCAAAATTTTCAATACAATACATATGTATTATTAATAGATCGTGAATTTATTCCAACATTAAATGAAGAACATTCAGGGTATGCATGGTGTAATTATGACTCTTACCCTAAACCGTTACATCAAGGTGTAAAGTCATCTTTGTCTAATAAAATTATTAAAGCTAAATTAGAAATTTTATTAGATTTAATTTAATACATCTGTATTAAATGCAAATGTTCCAAGGTGATGCAATTCTTGGCTTATCATAGTATCTATTTTGATTGAATATCCTGCTGCTGTTATTTTTTGACAAAGATACATGTCTTCGCCTAAAAAATCATTCGAAGAAGGCGTCCATTGGAAGTCAAACCATGGTTTGCTTAATTCTTTAAATATATCTGTTTTAATTAAAAAACATCCCATACCTACACCAGCAACTGGAACTAATTCATCCTGTACATCAAATGATAATGGGTTTTCCCAAGCACCTATTTTTTCGTACGCTACACCCTTATACGGCTTTTGCCTACGGACATAATTGCCCGCAACTATAGGTTTGTTATGTGCTAGCAATCTAGCTGCTGTGGTTGCAGGAAATACCATATCACTATCTAACCAAAGCATATAATCAGCATTTAATTCTACTGCTTGAGTTGCCAATCTTTCTCGTTGGGTTAACAAAATTGTGCTGGCATCCATAAACACATGGGTGTCTATGTTGTTCATGGTATTAAATTTAACGAGTTCAGTTAATGCTAGAGCATGTGCAGAATGTAACGTATCTCTGCAGGGAATTAACACAGCTAATTTGCTTTTCTTTGTTGACCAACTACTGGAAGAAAATACTGATTTGTTTTTCATGTGCCTGCGACATCTCTACTAAGGGTTTCGCCTTTAATTACCAATCCGTGAATCGCATTGATTAAATCTTGGGTACGTTTTGCACATAGTATAAAGTCACTCGGGCTAAGTTTGCAAGCGGTATTCATAGTCTCAAAACTTATTTTTTCTCCAGTTAAAATTTCAATAGCACTTATTCTAGCTAAATTTTCAATAAATGAAATTCTATGGTCTTCGTCGGTGCTATCCGATAATTCTAAACATTCATCTTCATCTAAATCTTCAAGAAGTTCTAACAAATATCCTAATTCTTCTTGCTCGCTCGGAGTTCTTTTGATTATTTGTAATGATTGTATTCTAATTAGAAAATTAGATAATGTTTTGAGATTTGAAGTTCTGTCGTAGTATACAACCGAGTCTAGTTCCCATTTGCTAACTGTTTTTAGTTTAGATAATACGTTATCAATTTGTGTTATTTTCATTATTAGTATCCATACGGAGTTGTTTTGCCGCCGAATGTAGCTGATATCGAAATTGATGTTCCTGTGCTCTTTGCACCAAAATTATATCCTAATGAAGCACTTAATCTTATGTCTTTACCACCTGCAGGAGACGGGCCTAACCCGGCAGAATTTGGAACATAGTTAGTAAATGCTTGATTAACTTGTCCAAATGATATTTGTGATCCTGTTGCTGGTAATGTTGCCATATTGGGTTCTGCGGCCTTCTATTTATATTGTGGTATCTGTTATATTTATAAAACTGATTTAGTATGATGGATACCATTTATTGGTTCCTCCGTCAAACGTCATAATTAATGCTTTACTGATTACCGCAGTAGAGGCCAATGCAACATTTCCACTAGTACTAATAGTCCACAGGCCCGTTGGTATTAACGTAAGTTGACCGCTGGAATACGATATTGGGCTAGGAGCAACAATTGTATTAATTGTTGTACTACCGGATACAAATGTTATGGCATAAGTTGGACTAATTGTACCGGTACTAGCAATAGTTGGTGCATTGCTACCTCGTGCAATTAAATTAACAACTAGTCCGCCTTGAACACCAACACCTCCAGTCACAGCTAGGGCGCCGCCTGTGGTACTTGTAGAAGCACTGGCATTTGTAATAGTTAAAGCATTACTAGTGCTAGTTGGAAAACT